ATGGTTTTATTTCAAATAAATTAGTATCATCATCTATTACTATATAAAAATCTATATCTAATTTTTTAGCTATATCATAAAACATATTTCTACTTTGCCCTGCTGATCTTCTTAATTTACTTACTCTATGTACATAGTCATATCTTTCTATAGATTCATCCATATTAAATATGTGCAAATTACATTTATATCTTTCTGCTTCTTCTTTATATTCTTCTATATCATCAGTAGCATCATCAATAACAATATGTATTTTTTTAGGATCATATCCAATTTTATCTATAAAATACTTTGCTGTTTTTATATTTTTAGGTCTATGATAACTAGGTATAAATATATCTATCATTTGTTTATTCCTTCTTCTGTAAAACTTAATATCTTTATTAGATCATCTTGTATAAAACCATTCATACCATTATCAGTTAATACTAATCTTAATCTTTCTATAGCTTTTTGTTCTTCATCACTAGCATTAAAAAAATAATAATTTGCTACACTTTCAAAATCTATTTTTATAAACCTATAAGCAAACAGTTTTAATACCTTTTTTTGTTCTGCTGTTAAATTATATTCATCTAATGCTTCTAGCTTCTTATTAAATTTATCTAAATCTACACAATCTTCTAAATTTATATTAGGTTGTTTTTTGGGTTTATAATATAATGGATCATATTTTAAATTAGATAATAGTTCTGTATTTTTTACTGATGGTATGTGTACACCCCAATCATCTAAATCATCTAATTCCCATTGATTCGCTAACATATCAAAATCCCACACCCCATACCCTACATTATCTTTTATTATAAATTGTTCCTTTTCTTGTTCTGTTAGATTTTTTTCCTGAACACAAAACACTTCATCTATCCCTAAATCTTTTAATGCTTGTAATCTCATATTACCACCCAATACTACATAATTTTCATCCACTACTATTGGTCTTAATTCTAACATTTTGGGAAAATCTTTTATTGATTTTTTTAATTTCTTATAGTTAACCTTATTAATAGTTCTAGGGTTATCAGGATTAGGTTTTAGTTTATGTGTTTTTATTTTCTCTACTTTCATTTCTTAAATTTTTTCTCGTATTCTATTCTTGCATATATCTGATAACAAACCGCTTCTAAATGTTTTATCCGACAAAACATATTAAACAAGCTATCAGATTCTGCTTTCATATGACAATCTCGGCACAAACCCATCAAATTTTCAATAAAATCTTTTTCCCTACTACCGCCCATTCCACGTGGCGACAAATGGTGTATATCCGTAGCTTTATCTTGTTCACACATTTCACACATAACAAACGATTGTTCACCATAGTCAAAAAAATCCATATATACTTTAGTGTGCTTTTTCAAGTTTTCTAGGCATTATTTTTAAATCGTCTGTACTAGATGTTAATATAAATTTACCTTTGCAAAAGGTACAACAATGATCTTTTATTAGTGTCATTCTAACACAATTTAAACAAAATCTAAACATTTGACTATTCATTTTTACAACTATTTTTATATACTGTTTCTAATTTTTTTAATGTTTGCTGTACACAACTACCGCAACTACTCGGCTTTTTATTAGCTTTAAACACCTTATTATATATTTTTAATAATATAGCTTGATCTTCTCTTTTTATAATACCATCTTTTAATCTAGGTAATACTGATTCATATATAGATAGTTCATCTTCTGTAAATTGCCTACTATATGGTAATAATTTATTTAATGCTTGTTTGCGTTCTTCACATCCACAATCATCACCTAATACTTTTTTAGCAACTTTATCTACACCGGTAGCTTTTAATATCTTTTCGATGCTATCGCCCAATCCTTTACTTTTCATTTATCAAATAATTTTTAACATTAGTAATTGTTTTATGTAATGTGTTCCTATTTATCTTTGTTTCTCTTTGCATTTCATTTAAACTAAATTCTTCATTATAATATATACGAAACACCGAAGCATCAAACCAAAATAGATTATCTAATTTATCTTCTATCCATTTTAATCTAGCTTCTATTATTTCTTTTTCTTCTATTTCTTTTTCTGTATTGTCAGGTGATATTGATTCTATTATACCCGTTATATGATATTCATAGTATTTTCTATACTTATAGTAGTACCTGCTAGTTTTACTATGAAATTGATTTACCATTACCCTAGCGACATAGAAAGTCATTTGTTTATTTTCTATAATTTCTGCTATTCTATCTTGATCACATTTATATAATTCTTCTATAACAAAACTTAATAAATCATCTTTGTATTTTCCACCCGTGATATTATAAGCCATATCTTTTAGCTTATTATAATTATCCACAAGGTATTGATCTAGCATATTTTAATTACTGATGGTATATGTAATTGTTTCATTAAATTATATTCTACACTTGATATTTTACTAATATCTATTTCGGCTATATTTCCAAATGTTTTGTGCAACTTATTATAAATATAAGTTTTAATAGATTCATTTTTTTTTAAATCTCGTAAAATAAAAGATAAATTAGCACCTGAATCAAATAAAATTATAAACAGATAGCTGTTAGTATCTACATAATTCTTATATGTTCCGTTATTTCTTGAAGTAAATAATGTTCTTTTAATTTTCATACTGTTTTAGAAGAATTTATAAGATCCCAAAACATATTATAATACATATCAAATTTTTTTTGTGCTTCATCTGTATACCTTAACCCTACATATTCTTCATAGTGTTCTTGATAAATATCCTCTACTTCATTCCAATTTTCCTTTAATTTTCTATGCGCTAATTTTGATGCTAATTCTACTATGTTAATTTTTACATTCATAATAATTAAATTTTGTTTTCATTATCTGCATATTCACACGCTTCTGAATCTACTTTATTATAATAGAGGTTTATATACATACCATAGGCACGGTACCAATCTAACTCAGATTCTAATTTTTTATAAATTTCATTTTTAGTCATATCTTATTTTTAATATAATTATCTATTACTTCTAATGCTTCATCTATACCACGACAAATAGATGCCATATAACCGCGCTTTTGTAGTTGCTTTATCCATTCTACCTGTTCTGCTGTAGGTCTACCGGTTTTTGTTTTTAATTCAATCGCTAAACCTGCATAAATTGTATTATCTATTCTTGCTATTTCATATATAAATAAATCGGGGAAACCGCGTTTATAACCGGTTGCTTTGCTTTTATTTCTTTGACTATGTAGCTGTTGATATTGTCCACCCATACTACCGCAAAATAATATACCTTTTAGATCAAGGTATTTACATACTGCTTTCTGTAATTTATATTCTTCTTGTTTCATATTTTAATTATAAAAGGGTGGGTAGAACACATTTTAGGCTGTTGTGACGACCAAGTTTAAAACAACCAAACCCACCCCTTTATTTTTTTATAAATTTACCACCACTATTAGGATTATATATATACTGATACCCCAATGATTTTAAATGTTTTTCATATTCTTTTTTAGCAGTCATATCCATCTTTTTAAATAACATTTCATCATAATAATCAGGTAGTTTATTTTTATCTTTATTAAAACCATTATTACACCACCTTTTTAATCTTAACGGAATACTAAAAGTTCTTTGCATTTCGGCACGGAAT